ACCTGTAGCAAGAGGTAACGCTAGAGATTTTTTAAATACAATTAAAGATATGGAAGATCCAAGTTTTCCAGGTGGCCCAACACTATCATCAATCATGGAAGCAGATGATTTAAGATTTATGACAGAAGGTGGCGGTGGAGCACTCGGTGATCCATTGTTATTAGTACAAAAATATTTTGGACCAAAAGTTGCATCAGCAGTTTCACAATTAGATGGTAGAGAGCAGATAGAAATATTTGCTAAAAATTTAGTTAGAATAAAAGATGCAAAAGGTAGAACCATAACAGATAGAAACTTTAATCCTAATATGGTTGACCCAGAGGATTTTGAATTTGCAGATGGTGGTCGTGTGCCTATGTTTGTAGGTGGTGCTGCTGCAAGAATTGGTTTTCAAGCTTTACGTAAATATGGAATTGGTGCAAAAGATATAACAAGATTATTTGCAAGTGTAGGTTCTGATAAAAGTTTAGTTGGTAAAGAAAAAACTTTATACATGAAAAAATTAAATCAAGTTTTAAAAAACCCTGATGACTTCCCGGACGCTATCAAAGAAATACAAATTAAATTAGGCATTGACCCTATAGGTTTTAAAGGCGGTGGCCTAGCAGAAATCCTGGAGGTGTAATGGCACTTCAATATAAAATTTTTGGTAAAACAATTACTTTACCTGAAACATTTAAATTACCTCCAAACGTAGGAGCAAAACAAAATAAAAAAAGCGTTGAGGAAGGATTTAGAAGATTACAGAAATGGTTAAAAAATCCAACACCAGAAAAATGGGTGCAGCTATTCGGCAAAAATAATGCTTTTGGATTACAACTTAGAAATTACCTTTTAGGTAGAAATGATATTGGGTCTGTAAAAGGAATGCCAACTGCTAATGCAGTTTTTGATGCTTTAAATATAAAAAGTTTAATTAAACCAACCAACATAGAAAAAATTAATTTATTAACGACAGGTGGTAAAGGAGTTAGCCTTAGATCTATCGGAGCAAAAACATTAGGTAATTTAAAATTTTCTATGGCCGATAACATAGAAACAATTAAAAATTTTCAAAACGGTGAGGCATGGCTAAGAGCAAATCCTGATCCTAATAAAGTAGGGCCTGATGGTAAAAATGTTTATAGAAAATTTGCAAACGCAATTAGAGCCATGGAAAGAGAATCTGCAAAGATAGGTGGTTTTCCATTTGGTAATAATAGTGAGAAAAAACTTTGGGCTGGTTTATATCGATCATCATATAGAGGGGACAGAATAAAAATAGTTGGAGAGTTTGCAGATGGTAATATACCTATTAACAAACAAGGAAAAGTAGATTGGAAGATGACAAACAAAGCAGGAGTACCTGCTTGGAAAAGAGTTAGGTTTGTTGACACCGCTTTACCAGGACAACCTGAGTTTACATGGAATAATTTTAAGGGACAGGTTGATGATGTTTTTGGTGAGGGATCTTTTAATAAATTTACAGAACCTTATGACACACAAGTTAAAACTGGAAGTAAAAGACTTTCTAGTGGTGAAACAATTAAAAATAATACCAAGGTTAATTTATTAAGAGCAGAGTTGTTTGCAGCAGAACCAGGACGATTTAAAGCTGATATAGTTCCTACAGAAGCTGAATATAATAACTATGTAAAAACAAAAGCAAGAGGATTTAATATAACAGAAGTGCATCACCCTGATGGTATTGGAAACAATCCGTGGAAGATGGAACCTGTGTTTAGATATGCAAACAGAGAACTTGATAAAGTGTCTCAAAAGATAACTGCAGGTACAATTTCTTTAGATGACGCTAAATTAGAAATAGAAAGAATTAACAGAGACGTTGGTCCAATAAGAATGAAATTAGACGATGGTTACTTTGGAACTAAAACAACAACTCAAAAAGCAACTATGCAAGCTGCAGAAAGTTATTTAGATAATTTTATAAAAAATGTTAAAGGCACAAAAGGTGCATGTAGAATTTTAATTGGAAAGGCAATTGGTGGTAATGTCGATACTTGTGAAGCCATAATTAGACAGGATCCGGAAGGAGCTGCAAAAAAAATTGTTAGTCTTGAAGACTCAAGCACTGCAGTTACAAAAGTTAAAAATGCAGCATTAGGATTTTTAAGAAACCCCGGTATCAGAGGATTTGGTGCAGCTGCAATCGCAGGAGCTGCCGGTGCAGGATTAGTAAAACAGTTTAATAATAACGACCCAACAACTTATTTATCAAACGAAGATCAACAGAAAAGTATGTTAGTTGATATGGCAACAGATTCAATATCAACAAGTTTTGATAGACCTGCAATATTAGATTATCAACTACCAGCGTTAGGTGCAGAGGCTGCAGCAGGTTTAGCTGTCACAGCACCATCAACAATCAAAGCTAGTAAATCTAGAGCACTTGGTATTGAAAAGAAAAGGGTTGCACCTGGTACAATTAAAACTGGTGCAAGAGTTTTAGGTAGAGGTTTAGCTTCACTTGGAACACCTCTAGCTTTATTACCTATGGAAGCTATGAATGTAACTTCACAAATAGCAGAGGGTGATTCACCTTTAGATATTGCAACAGATCCATTAAATTATCTCGGTGCAACTTTTGCAGAGCCGGCAACTAGAATCGCATCTAGAGGCGTTAATCCTAAAATAGCAACAGCTATGAGACTAGGTATGAGCCCTGGAGCTTTGAGAGTATTATCTAGATTTGGAGGTGTTGGATTAGGAGCATCACTAGGCATAATGGGTTTACAAAAATTGAGTGATTTATAATGGTTAAATTAATTCCAGGAGGTGGCCCACCACCAAAGAAAGGACCTAACTCACAAGGGTTGAATGTTCCTTTTAAACAGACTATACTAGTCAAGAACTCGGAGAAAAAGAATGTCAACAATAGACAAGGCTCTACCAAACGTCGTAGAGAACACAGTAAAAACGCCTAGCGACGAAGAAGTTGCAATAGCAGAAGAACAAGTAGCAGAGTCACAAGGTGGTGAAGGCGTAGATGTACAAGAAAATGAAGATGGGTCTGTAGATATTAACTTTGAACCAAACAAAGTTAACCAACCAAATACAGAATCACATTTTGATAATTTAGCAGATTTGTTACCTGAAGATGTTTTGGGAACATTAGGCTCAGAACTTTTTGACAATTACATGAATTACAAATCTTCTCGTAAAGAGTGGGAAGATGGATACATAAAAGGTTTAGATCTTTTAGGATTTAAATATGAAGATAGGTCACAACCATTTCAAGGTGCATCAGGTGTAACACACCCGGTGTTAGGAGAGGCAGTTACACAGTTTCAAGCACAAGCTTACAAAGAATTACTACCAGCAAAAGGACCAGTCCACACTCAAATTATGGGTGTGATTGATAGAGTAAAAGAAGACCAAGCAGCTAGAGTAAAAAATTTCATGAACTATCAGCTCATGAACAAGATGAAAGAGTATGAACCCGA